CTCATAGTTTGCTCTCTAAAACCTCATGTAACTTTTCAATCCCATTAAATTCCACACTTTTTGTATGAAAGTTAATTTTGTTGCTAGTTGTATACTGCTTAAACTCTTTGCTACTGAATATATCCAAATTGTTACACAAATATCTTAATCCTTTAAGTGCCATCGAGTGCCTTTTAAAATGATCAAGTTCGCTGTCAAACTTTTGCAACGTCTCGGGCAACAGATTGTATGCAGTATAAAAACCCAAATCATTGTAAATTTTATTTGTGTATGCGCCGCCAATGGGAAAAGGCAAACACTCTGCGTAAAAACATTTTAATCCTTTTTCTGTTATTGCTAGTTCGCTATTTTTCCACGATGTCTCGGGGTACACTACACAACTTGTTTCAAAATATTCTTTTAATACTTCGTAGCCGGGTGGGATTCGTCCAAACTGCCCATCAATTCCATGACACTCGGCTTCATCGTAATATACATGATCTTCGTTGTTAAAAGTATCGTAAACTTCTGGATGTAGTTCTTCTAGTTCTTTTCTGAACTTCTCATCTTCGTTACTTTCGAAATAACCGGGGGTTGTATTGATTAAAGTGTTATCAAGTTTTCCAATATTATTGATACTTTTCATATCTTTTAAACTTTTAAAAAAGTTATGTCTTACCGTTCTATTTGCGCCCTGTATTTGTGCAACCGTGTTTTTCCTACTACATTCTGTTTTGTTAATATTGTTTTCGAAGTAGAAATTATAAAATGGCAAACACCAATAATTTTTTGTTTGCGTGAAAGCATCCGGCCAACATAATACTTTGTTGTATAGTTTGTGACTCTTGTCTAAGAAAGCGTTAGTTATAAGGTACGTATTTTTGTTTGATAATTGATCGCGGATTACATCGGTAGCTATGTTAGTTGCTTCGCCGGCATTACTAAGTAATACTATATCGAATTTATCTACATCAACACGTTCAGCGGGCATCGATGTATAGAATATGTTTACATCTGCAGTGGGATCAAATGATTCTGTAATAACTAATTTAATGTTTGTATTTTTACTCTTTAGGTAAGCATATAATCCATCAAACATTTGTATGCCTATGTCTTCTTTAAGTATTACAACATTTACGTTAGACATCTAACTTTACCAGCCTGCTTGTTGTAACATCGATTGTATATAATCAACATCATCTTTGTTTGCATTAATCTTGCTATGCCATATGTCTGGATTAATAAAATCCCAAACTAGTTCTGCTTGGTGCGAATTTAAGTTTCCCAAGAAGGTACTTCCGCTTTCGCAGTTATATAACACCCATGCACTAATTTTACCACTTGTAATTGCGTAACACAAAGCATTTGTATTCCCATGTCTCAACATATCTTTACTATCGGCGTTGTTTTCTTTTGCCCATTTGATACTGTACTCAACTGCTCGTTGTAATGCATACGTAGGGTCTTCGGTTAACAATAAGTCACTAAGGTATTCGTTGTACAAACTGTCTTTTGCCCAATAATCCAACTTTTTATTATTCGTAATAACGTAATCAATAAACCGCGGAATGTTTACAGCGTTGATGTCTATACAATATCTCCCGAATTTCACAAACGCAGTATAATATGGGCTATCTATGAAGTCATATACAGACTTCTGCTTAGTATGATTTTGTGTGTATTCGTAAAAACGCAAGTATGCTTGAAATCCTATGCGTACACCTTTCTCGTCTTTTTGCTGGTATCTTCTTTTCTTTTCGCAAGCATGTGCCAAAAGAGTACTTTCGCGTTTAAATGTTTTCTTACAATACTTACACGTGTAGCCTTCAATTACCGCTGTTTTTGACATATTCTTTTAATTCCTTCTTGGTAACAAAGTTACTTAGTAATTCCAGATCATCTTCTTTGTAAGTTGGGTATATGCTAGCAAGTGATTTTTTTATATCGTCTTTTGGATCTTTTTTCTTTTTCTTGCCTATCCATTTACGTCTGTAGGTTCCTAACTTAGGACTACTTGCCGCGACTAGCAACCATTGTAGCTTAGGATGATTATACAAACTAAAAAAGTTTTTATTTGCTATGTGATTAAAACTCGCAACATAATAATGTTGTAGTATTGGGTCATCAACATCCAGGCTTGCACCCCAACGCATATATAAAAATACCTGATACTTTAATTCTTTCTTTTCTTCATCAGTGAGTTTATCGTAAAAATCAAAATCCTTACGATCTATTGCCGGAAGGACTTGCCTAAATAAATCTATCTTGCGTCCTGCTACCATGCTTGATCGTAATCTACGACTTGTGAATTGCGCGAAACATCTTTTATAAAATACACAACATCTGGCTTTTCTTTGTTATTAATTGGAACTGCTAAATATTGTCCGTTCTTAAGTTTTGGATTGTACCATTGCACTTCGTTGTACACATCCATTACTTCAACTGGTAAAAAATTAGCACTATACCCACTTAAACTATTAAAACTAAATGCTTTAAAATTCCTATCATTTATACTTGTTAAAGGAACTGCTTCTAAATCGCCTGTCTCTTCTTCGCCGATAAGCAAGTGCCAATCAATAGGCATCTTTATAATATTTCCACCTATGTTGAGAACTAATGCAGGCGAAGTAAAACTTTCTAAAAATATTAACGGAGTAAAAAAGTAGTCTGCATCTTTGGGATTACTATTATCAAATATTGCAAAACGGATATCGTTAATTGTTTCCGGTAATTCGTTGAGTTCATACGAATTATCGTCAAGTGTGTGTATTCTCATATGTTAGACCTGGTTAAAAAGTTAATTATATTTTATATAACTTTAACCTAAATAAAACAAGCAAAATAACCTAAACACTATTTCCAGTCAAGTTTTTCTATCGAAAACGGATAATTGGCTTCCTTATAAAACTTCTTACGCTTAGTTAAATGACGCTTTGCAAATTTACATGTACTGGTTATATCCCATACTTGCACAAAGTCTTTATCTTCTGCTTTACGCACTCCTCGCCCAATAGACTGAATTACACGCACAAAAGATTTACCCGGTTCGATAAGCATAAGATTAAAAATACGAGGTATATTAATGCCGACTGCCGCAACTCCATACGTTGCTACAATTATTTTATCGTCGCTTGTTTTAACTTCGTCGTATTGTTCTTTTCTTTCGGTACCTTTTGTAGCACCACTTACAAATACAGCAGTATCGCCCAGTCTTTCCACTAGTTCTTTGCCGGCTTGTACTCTATCAACTAACACAAGTGTATTACCCGATTCATTTGCTTTTAATATTAGTTTTGCCATAGTATCTAAACGATCGCTATCAGTTAATAGATACTTTAGTTCGCTTTGATAATTTGAATGTTCTGCATGATCAATTAACTGTACTACATTCACGTGACAGTTTGCTAACACTCCTTTGTCTTGTAGCTCTTTTGCCGATACACGATTAATAACATCGCCTATACTTACTTGCAGTGATTTAAATTCATGATCATCTTTAGGAACAGTTCCGGTTAGTCCCCAACGTAATGGAACTTTTGCTAAGGGACCAGTTAGCAACGTCTTAAGTGCATCTGCTTTTGCCGAATGGACCTCGTCTACAATAACAGCAACTACATCTTCAACGAATTCGTTTATTGTTATATCTGCTTGGCCTGCACGTGTGTTTTTCATTAGTGTGTTAAGACTTTGCCAAGTGCAAATTGTGTGTGTTTTACCAAACTCTTTTCTATCACCAAAAAATACACCAACATCAAGTTGCATATTAAGATAATCTTCTTCGGTTTGTACTACCAGCGACTTGTTAGGTACAATTACTATACTACGTCCATAACGTTCAACACGTTCACTAAGTGCGGCAGTCATTAATGTTTTGCCAGCGCCTGTTGCAACCTCTTGTAAGCATTGTGGATTTTTTAAGTAATCGTTAATTACAGATATTTGGTAATCTCTTAATTCAATAGATTGACCTGCCACCGGATGCCCTTCGGGCCATTTAATGTGCTTAAAACTGTTTTCGCTGACTTCTTCTAAAGCAAAGTTTGTTTGGTAATCTCTTGTGTCTTCTAACTCGAAGTCCCAACCTTCGTTGACTAATGTCTCAAGGATTTCCGGTAGTAAGTTTACATATGTGCTTCCACCTAGGTTAAAGAATGAAACTGTACCGTCCCATCTTCCCAACTTGTAAGCTGGCATAAATCTTGCATGTGGTATTTCGTATTTAAACTGACGAACAAGTTGCTTACGCACATCAAGACTTAAGTCTTTTAAACTACAGTTTACTTCATCTCTTACTACAATTTTTGCTATCATATGTATTACTTATTAATAAGGCGAGCAACACCCAAAACAAAAACATTAAAAGGAAAAAAGGTGTTGCTCAAGGGTTTGGTGCATAATTCCACACCATAGAGATTGGGTTTTGTAGTATGTAATGGAGGAAACAATACTTCACGCCCTAATCTCTATATTCATTAACGATCGTACTTCATACAAGTATTCAACGCTAAGAATTTCCAGTTCTTAGGATTAACTAAAACAAGATCTGCAATCTTGAGTGCCATCCTAAGACTCATTTCGTTTAACCTATCTTTATGCTCTTCCA